TATCACTTTCTCGTAGCCACTCCTCAAAGTCTGCATCGTACCAAGAAAGAGCATGTTTTTGCCACACATTAAACATACCGTCTGCACGTTCTTTGATCTCTGTTGTAACACCATTGACAATCATTTGTACTTCCTTTTTCTGTATAGATCAAGATAAGTTCTTTGTTTACGATATAGATAGCTATCTAGTTTTGCTACCTTTCTGCCCACAAACAGATAAAAGCGGTATAGGGAAAAATAATAGTTAATCAATATAATTAACTCCAGTTGACAAATCGATCCCATAGGGTATACTAGCCTACAAGTCCTTGTCAACCAAAAAAAATAGTTGGAAAAACAATGGGTTATCGAAGAGTACAAAAAGACTTGCAGCGCCAAAAGAAAAGGCGTAGCCTTTCGGCGGCAAGCCTGTCTGATCCTATGTTTCGTAAGCGTGTTGTGGAATCAAAGAAGATAAAACATAAACGTAAGCGATTGACAAAAGATCAGATTGACAAAATCTATAACGATACTGAGCAGGAAACGTGACATGAATATTTTCTATTTAGACAAAGACCCTGTACGTGCTGCTGAATATCATTGTGATAAACACGTTGTAAAAATGATACTAGAGTCAGCACAGATGTTATGTACAGCGCACAGACTTCTTAGTGGTGAAGATTACTGCAATAATAAAGGTTTGTATAAACTTGCATATAAAAACCATCCTAGCACAAAATGGGCTAGAGAATCGTATGTGCAATATAGATGGTTATACAATCTTTATGAAAAGCTGTTGACAGAATACACAAAAAGGTATGGTAAAATACATGCATGTGAAAGACTACGTGCAGAACTAGAACTGTGTCCTACAGACATAGAGACTAAACCTTTTACTGAACCACCACAATGTATGCCTGATGAATACAAGGTAAAAGGTAATTCCGTAGTAGCGTATCGTCATTATTACAAAGGAGAGAAAGCAGACTTTGCAAAATGGCAATATTCTGAAGCTCCGTGGTGGTGGGAAAACCCTAACGAGTTGGTGATATGATAAAAAAAACAATGACAGCGATTGCTGCTGTATTAAGTATAAACTCTACAGCTTATGCAGAAGAGACTGATGAATTAAGTTGTCTTGTAGAAGCTGTATACCATGAGGCTCGTTCTGAGTCTTTTATAGGTCAGCTATCTGTAGCTAATGTAATCCTAGAGCGTGTAAACCTTGAATACTTTCCTGACACTATATGTAAAGTTGTACACTCTGGAAAAAGATGGAAAGGAAAAATGATAAAACATAAATGTGCATTTAGCTATTATTGTGATGGTAAGAAAGAATGGGACTCTGTGGATAAAAAAGCATTAAACACAGCTTTTGACGTAGCTTCTTTAGCTATGAAAGGAGTGGTGGTTTTGTCTACACTAGGAGCCACGCACTACCATGCAAGCTATGTAAGTCCAAAGTGGCTCTTTGAAATGAAAAAGATTGAACAGATAGGTACACACATATTCTATATGGACATGAGGTAACAATGAAACTATACACAAGCGATGCAGACTTTGAATCTCTACACATTGCTGTAGATCAAGCACGTAAAAACGCAAAAGCAGTAAAAGTAACTAGACAGGCACTTATGAATATGCTTATGGATCATGCAAACTTTATTGGTAAAATAAAATCGTCTGGTGAAACTGTGGAGTACCCTCAAAATGAGTGAAAACTTTGTTACTATGAATATTACTTCTAAAATGAGAGACAGTGCATCTGATAAATCAAAAGAATTAGGTGTTCTTAAACACTCTATAGCAAAAGGTAAAGGTAATATGTATGGCTACTTAGGCGAAGCTATGTTTAAAAAATATGCTTCTCCATTTTATAGAGTAGACACGCATGATACTTACGATTATGATTTTATGATTGACAAAAATATACGTATCGATGTTAAAACAAAGTCTACAAGTGTTACGCCAAAAGGTGAGTATGATTGTACGATTGCTGCATATAACACAAAACAAAAGTGTGATGCTTATGTATTTTGTAGAGTTTTACACAGCTTTGACAAAGGTTTTATACTTGGCGGTGTGGGTAAAGAACAATTCTTTGATACAGCTAAGTTTTGGAAGAAGGGAACCATAGACCCCTCAAACGGATATCAGGTAAAAGCAGATTGTTATAATATAAAAATAGATGAACTACAAACGGTGAAGGAGTTGATAGAAGAATGTATGAAAAACAACTAGAGTTTCCTTTTATGAAAAAAGAAGGCGATTACGGGGTAAGAATAGAGTACAGAGGTTTCACATACCGTGGTCATAAAAGGATGCATTTAAATGAACAATCGGGTTTGTACAGGTTTGTGTATATACATACTTTAATAGGCCCGAACAAGGAAGAGGTCTCTTACATTAAAAAGGGTAGACAGGACCAATATGAAAGTGCTATAGATTTCCAAGAGTACATAGATGACCTCATACAGGTAGCCCCTCCCCTTTGACACACACACACAAGCTACCTCTCGTCATTACTAGTACCTTTTTAACAGGAATAAACGATGACACGCTATGTTATTGATATCGAAGCTGATAGTTTAGACGCCACTTATATCTGGGTTGCATGTATCTGTGATGTGGATAACTATAAAGATATACGCTCGTTTCGAGATGCTGCGTCTTTTGTCGCTGCCGTTGATTTAGAAAAGGATACGTTCATTGCTCACAATGGTATTGACTTTGATTTCCCGGTTCTGGAGAAGCTTTGGCACCTTGAGATTAAAAATAAAGTTGACACTCTTGTACTATCCAGACTTTTTAATCCTGACCGTTCTGGTGGGCATAGTCTTGGCGCATGGGGCGAGCGTCTTGGTTATGGAAAGATAGATTTTAATAAATTTGATGCGTACTCTGAGGAGATGCGTGAGTACTGTGAACAAGACGTTTACATCACAGTACAATTATATAAACACCTTTTACAAGAGGGTGTAGATTTTTCACAACAAAGTATAGAGTTAGAACATGCTATCGCTGACATTATTTCCCGCCAGAGTAGATACGGCTTTTACTTGGATCAAAAGAAAGCTGTGGACCTGCTTGTTGAAACTCAATCTAAAGCAGACACAATTAAAGCGAACATCAAAAAGTACTTCGCACCAAAAGTAAAAGTTCTACGGACTGATCTGCCAAAGTACACAAAGAATGGTGACATATCCAAAGTAGGTCTACGCCAGTTTCAGTACAACGATATTGGTGGACCCTTTTGGTCTATCGACTTTGAGGAGTTTAATCCTGCATCACACAAACAAGTAGTAGAGCGCATGGATAAGGCTGGCTGGAAACCCACAGAGTTTACACCAAAAGGCGCACCGAAAGTATCAGAAGCCAATCTAGCGACACTGCCTGACACCGCACCGGAACCTGCAAAGAAGTTATCTGAATGGAAGATGCTTGAGACACGTTGGAAAACTGTAGAGTCTTGGCTAAATGCGTTAGGCAACGATGGTCGTGTACATGGTAAAGTATTTACTCTAGGTGCAGTTACTGGTCGCATGACACATGCTGATCCTAACATGGCAAACATCGTTGCTGTATATAAACCATATGGTAAGCAAAGTAGAGAGTGTTGGACCGTGCCAAGCAACGACTACCGTATCTGCGGCATGGACGCTCAAGGCTTAGAACTTCGTATGCTTGCTCACTACATGCAAGACGATGCGTACGCTGAAGAGGTTGTGAACGGTGATCCGCACACTGTGACTATGCAAGCTTTGGATATAGATGACAGAGCTTTGGCAAAGACGTTTATCTATGCATTTTTGTATGGTGCCAGCCCCTCTAAGTTAGGTTCCATACTTAACCTAAGTCAGTCACAGGGTGGTGTAATACGCCAGCGGTTTCTAAACAACATGCCTAGCTTACAAAACCTTTTAGCACGTGTAGAGCAAGTTTCAGATCGTGGATACATTCGAGGTATCGACGGGCGTAGACTGTACGTACGAAGCTCTCATGCAGCTTTAAACACCCTTTTACAAGGTGGTGGTGCTATACTATGTAAACAGTGGTCTATTTGCATGGACAAAGCCATCGAAAAAGAGCGTCTACGCGCTAAATTAGTAAACACTATTCACGATGAGCTACAGTTTGAAGTTCATCAACAAGATGCGGAGCGAGTAGCAGAACTGGCACAGTCCTCTATTCGCGAAGCAGGGCATCTGTTGAAGTTACGTGTTCAGATGGATGCTGAAGCAAAGATCGGATTTTCTTGGGCCGACACACATTAAGGGGTTGACACAGAAGATCGGATCGTCTAAAACGACTACATTAACTCTTATCAAGAAGGAAGGAACATCCATGATTGTATATGGTACAGCTTTTTACCCTAGTTTGTTTCAACCAAACCAAATGTCCAATAAGTTTGAAATGAATATTGGACAGTTGGATAAGGATGCTATCCGTGATTTGACCGGAGCAGGTCTTGAAGTTAAGACAGGCGAAGGCAAAAAGGAAGATCACGGTGATTTTATTACGGCAAAGTCAGGGCGACCTATTCGTGTCGTAGACGCTGCTGGTAATCCGTGGGATGAAACCCGCGCTATCGGCAACGGAAGTAAAGTCAAAGCTTCTATTAATCCTTATAATTGGAATTATAGGGGTAAGACAGGTGTAGGCGCTGGACTTAATCAAGTTATGGTTTTGGAATGGGTTCAGTATGAAGGTAATGAAGACCTTGAGCCAGAGCCAGATTACATCAAAAGTGATGGCGACGAGTTAGACTAGCAATAGTCTATTGGGTGCAGAGTAACCGTCTCTGTGGTATCTAGGGGAAAAGAGGGATGGGGCCTAGATACAATGTCGAGCTTTCGAGCGGTTAAGCCAATAACGACACAAAATAAAAATTGGTGGGAAAAGAGGGAGTGCCTTCACAAGAAAGACTCCCTATTTTTTATAAAGGATTATTTATGTCATATGAAAAATCAATATACACGCTGTTACCAGATGTTCATAATGTAATTACAAATGGTAAAGACAAAGTTAATCCTAAAAATTTACAGAAGTTTGTTGATACTCTAAAAGAAGAAGCGTTACGCTTTCTTGATCCTGAAGAGCGTACACGTTCATCAAAGCTTCGTATGTCCAATATAGGTAGAGAAGATCGTAAGCTTTGGTATGAAATGCACTCTGATCCGGTAAAGCACCCACCAGAGTTACTTTTAAAATTCTTTTATGGTAATATTGTAGAAGCCTTGCTTTTGTTTCTTGTTGCAGAGTCTGGACATACTGTCGAAGATGAACAGAAAGAAGTTAAGCTGCAAGGTATAACAGGACACATTGATGCTAAGATCGATGGCTGTATTATTGATGTTAAATCTGCATCAAACAAAGGATTTAAAAAGTTTAAACAAGGTACATTGTTTGAGGAAGACGCTTTTGGGTATATCGGACAAATATCAGGATATATGGAAGCTGAAGATTGTGACGAAGGTGGCTTTCTAGCATACGATAAAAGCACCGGAGAGATCGCTTTGTTGATGGTTGACGAACTTACAAAGATCGACGCATCGGCTCGTATCGACCACCTCAAGAAGGTTATCGACCTTGACGATGTGCCTGAGAAATGCTATGATCCTGTTCCAATGGGAACTAGTGGTAATTACATTATTGATTTTCCATGTCGTTATTGTGATTTTAAAACTAGATGATGGCAGGATGCGAATGATGGTAAAGGATTGCGTAAGTTTAAATATGCTAACGGTATCAAATACTTTACAAAAGTCGTAGCAGAGCCGAAAGTAGAGGAGTTGTTTTAAAGGTGACAGCAAATGCAAAATATGTCAAGACACATCAACCCTGCCCCGACTGTGGTTCTAGCGATGCCCTTTCTGTTTATATGGATGGGGGTACTCATTGCTTCTCTTGCAATACTACTCACAAAGGAGAAAATATCGTGCCGTTTGACAACAACCTTGAACTATCTCAAGGGTATTCAGACTCGATAAACGACCGAAATATACGAAAAGATGTATGTTTTCGATACGGCGTTACGCTCAATAACAAGGGTGAGCATATTTACCCTTATTATAATAAAAGTAATTCACACGTTGCCAACAAAATAAGAACAAATAATAAGCAGTTCTTTACAGAGGGCAGCATCTCAGACTGTGGTCTTTTTGGTCAGCAGATATTCGGCAACGGTGGTAAATACATTACGTTAGTCGAAGGAGAGATAGACGCTATGTCTGTCTATCAAATGTTCGACAGTCAGTGGCCTGTTGTATCCATAAGGTCTGGCGCACAATCTGTAGAGAAAGACATTAACGAGAACTATGACTTTCTAAATCAGTTCGATAACATTCGTATTTGTTTTGATAACGATGAAGTAGGCCAAGCAGCAGCTAGAAAAGCAGCAGAGCTACTGGCACCAAAAGCTTCTGTTGTCAACATGCGATACAAAGACCCTAACGAATATCTTGAGAAGAGTGCCATAGCACAGTTTAAACAAGATTGGTGGAACGCTACGACACACACTCCAGAAGGCATTGTGTCAGGCACAGACTTATGGGATGAGATTAACAAGGGTCCAGAGAAGTCTATCGCAACGTATCCCTATGCTGGACTGAACAAATATACATACGGTATGCGTCCGGGTGAGCTTATAACTGTCTGTGCTGGTACAGGTATAGGAAAGAGCGGCTTTCTACGTGAGCTTGTGTATCATGTGTTTTCATCTACAGAAGAGAACATAGGCTTAATGTTTCTTGAAGAGTCCGTAAAGACTACGGCAAAAGCTCTTATGGGCATACACGGTAGCAAGCCTTACCACCTACCTGATACAGAGTATACACAGGAAGAGTATCGCAAAGCCTTTGATGATACTGTAGGTAGTGGACGTATCTTTTTCTTTGACCACTTTGGTAGCAACTCCATACAAAATATCATTGGACGTATGCGCTACATGGCAAAGGTTCTAAAGTGTAAGTATATCGTACTAGATCACATCAGCATTCTTGTTAGCTCACAGGAACATGGCTTTGATGAAAGGCGTACGATTGACGAGTGTATGACTAAATTGCGTACGCTAGTGCAGGAGCTAGGTATCTGCATGATTATAGCTACCCACCTACGCAGAGTGTCGGATGGATCGCATGAGGAAGGTAAGGAGCTATCTCTGAACCATCTGCGTGGTTCTCATAGCATCGGACAGCTAAGTGATCTTGTACTAGGCTTGGAACGTAATGGACAAGCTGACTGTCCTGTAGAACGTAACACTACAAAGGTACGTGTCATTAAGAACCGTTTTAGCGGTATGACAGGACTGTGTAGTACGCTGTTCTTTGATAACGATACTAACCGCCTTCGCGAAGTCATGTCGCACAACAATGAGTTAGTTTAATGCCATTGTTAATGCAACAGATATTATCTACACAAGACGTAGACGTTAACAAAGGTGTACATTATGTCTATCTAGATAATGATAAAAGACAACCAGTAAGTCAGGGCGCAGTCTTTCTGTCTCGACACAAAAGAGGTATAGGACTGCGTATCAAAAAGGCTCCCGGCGATGAGCGGGGAGCCTACTGGACAGACGATGAGTTTGATGTTAATAGAATAAAAGTAAAAGAAGACATAGGTTCTGTGGAAGACCTGTTGCGTGAAAATAAAATAGTCGTTATAGTAAAGTCAGATTTAGATGAATGCAGAGAAGATAAGTTATTAGAGTTCTGTCCACGATCTTATAAATACTTTAGAAAAAGTCTTGCAGCTTGTTTAAGGATATATGGAACATGAGTGATATACCGGAATACAAATACAAATCAAGGTTTGAGAGACGTTTTGCTTCTGATTTAAAACAACGTAGGATAGTTTTTGATTATGAAAAACATAAATTTTCTTACCAACCTAAAATTAAGACTTATACTCCTGATTTTTATATGCCTGAGTTTGATTTATTTGTTGAGACAAAAGGATTTTTTAACGTTTCTGATAGAGTAAAACACCTGTTGATTAAAGAACAGCATCCTGATGTTGATATACGTTTTGTTTTTATGAACCCGTTCACTAAAATAAATAGAAAGTCTTCTACGACATACGCCTCTTGGTGCGAAGAACATGGGTTTCAATTTGCAGAAGAAAGGATACCTAAAGAATGGATCAAAGCGAGTTCGAGGAAGAAACTAAAAACTTAAAAAAGGGTAGAGTGTATATCGTTCTTGAAGACTCAGAAACAAAAGAAGATTTTGAAAAGCACGGGTTCTTTAAAGTAATGATATTTGACACAACAGACAGTGAAGACACTGCTGACGCTGATATAGGAAACAAGTCTACGTCTTTTGTTGTTGCTAATGGTCTGTTCTCTATCATGGCAAACTCTCCCATGTATGTGTTCGATGAGGGCGTTGACATGATTATGAAAAACTACTACGATAATCTAGAAGAGAACGCTGATACTGATAACATTGTAAATTTTATGGAGCATAAGAAAAAGCCAAATGGACGACCAAATTAATCATCCACAACATTATAATACCAACTCTTTAGAGGCGATTGATATTATATCTGCCTCTATGACAGCAGAAGAGTTTAAAGGTTATCTCAAAGGTAATATTTTAAAATATCTTATTCGTTATAAACATAAAGGTTGCCCTGATGTTGATTTAAAGAAAGCACGGTGGTATCTTGATAAACTAATTGGAGAAGTAGAAGATGACATCTAACGAAGTAACCCTGCCAACCAACTATCAGGCATTTATACATATGTCTCGATACTCACGTTGGCTTGATGAAGAACAGCGTCGAGAAACTTGGGAAGAAACCGTAGATCGGTTTATGATGTTTATGAAAGAACATCTGTACGAAAGCTATAACTACGATGTTTCTAATAAAACGTATGCAGAGTTACGTGACTCCATGCTTAATCTAAAAGTGTTAGGTTCCATGAGAGCTTTAATGACTGCTGGTCCTGCATTAAGGCGTGAGCATGTTGCAGGATACAACTGTTCATATCTTCCTATCGACTCTCCACGGTCCTTTGACGAAGCGTTATACATTCTTATGAACGGTACAGGCGTAGGGTTCAGTGTAGAAGAACAGTACACAGAGAAACTTCCTACTGTTCCAGATGTGGTCTTTGAACACACAGAGGACGCCATATCCGTAGCTGACTCCAAAGAGGGTTGGGCCAGAGCATTACGTGATCTTATTTCTTTACTGTATACAAACCGTATTCCTAAAATAGATACATCAAAGGTACGCCCCGCTGGTGAGCGTCTTAAAACATTTGGCGGTCGCGCCTCTGGGCCAGAGCCTCTTGAGGAGTTATTTGATTTTGTTATTCAAACATTCTGTAAAGCACAAGGACGTAAGCTAACCTCTATCGAATGCCACGACATCATGTGTAAGATAGGACAGGTAGTTGTTGTGGGTGGTGTTCGTAGGTCCGCTCTTATATCTTTGTCTAATCTAAACGATGACCGTATGCGTATGGCAAAGAGCGGTGAGTGGTGGGTAGACAATCAGCAACGTGCGCTTGCTAACAACTCTGTATGCTACACAGAGAAACCGGATATTGGTATTTTTATGAAAGAGTGGCTTTCTCTGTACGAAAGCAAAAGTGGTGAGCGTGGTATTTTTAATCGTGTATCCGCACAGCAAAAAGCCGCCTCAAATGGGCGGCGTGATGGCAATATAGACTTTGGTACAAACCCCTGTTGTGAGATTATATTACGTCCATATCAGTTCTGTAATTTGTCAGAGGTAATCTGCCGTGCAGACGATACGCTAGATACGTTACGTGAAAAGGTTCGCCTTGCTACTATTCTTGGTACGTTTCAAGCTACGTTAACTAACTTTAATTATCTTCGTAAGCGTTGGAAAGACACAACAGAAGAAGAACGTCTGCTAGGTGTGTCTCTTACGGGTATCATGGATTGTCCTGCTGTGTACGAGGCCAGTGAGGGTACTCTGCAAGAGCTACGCAACGTAGCTATAAAAACCAACAAGAAGCTTTGCGAAGAGATTGGTATCAATCAGAGTGCTGCTGTTACGTGTGTCAAGCCATCAGGCACAGTGTCGCAACTTGTGGACGCTGCGTCAGGTATTCACGCTAGGCACAATCCGTACTACATTCGTACGGTACGTGGAGATAACAAAGACCCTCTTACGGTGTTTATGAAAGATAAACAGATACCAAATGAGCCAGACTTTACGGCACCTGAAAGTGTTACGGTGTTTTCATTTCCTATGAAAAGCCCACAAGGCGCTGTATGCCGTCACGATATGTCTGCTATCGAACAGCTAGAACTATGGCATAAGATTGCAGAGAACTATTGTGAACACAAACCATCTGTTACGATCTCAGTCAAAGAGCATGAGTGGCTAGATGTAGGCGCATGGTGTTGGAATAACTTTGATGCTCTGTCAGGCATATCCTTTTTGCCCTTCTCGGATCACTCATACAAACAAGCTCCCTATCAGGACATCGATCAGACAGCGTATGAGAAGGCTCTAGGGGCTATGCCACCGGACATTGATTGGACAGAGCTACAGATGTTTGAGCGAGGTGACACGACCAGCGGATCGCAGGAACTAGCCTGTACGGGCGGCGTCTGTGAGATCGTGGACATCGGCGCATGAAACAGTCTGTAATCTCTCAAGTCAACGTGGCTCTAAGAGAAGACGGGAACATTGCTATTTCGTACAACAATGTTCCCGTTACAGACCTTGTAGATTTGTTTGAAAAAGAGTATCCAGACTACGTTTATTTATCCACTCTTAAAAATTATATGAAAGACTTAGATGTTATCACCAAAGATTATTTAGATGCGATTGATGAATTAGGTTTGTCTGAATAGATATGCGCTCTAGCTTTGCCCATTGCACGATTACCAAACCAGAAGGCTATAATAGCACTAAAGATAGCTGCTGTTTCGTTGTCCCACGCCATCTGTATTGCGATAGTCCAATCCATGTTTTGTGTAGTAATCATGGCATAGATTAACGTGCCTTTAACTGCTGCAAACATTAGAAAGAACAGATAAGTAATGACAGGGCGCACAGAACCCCGAAGACTATTGATAATAGGGCCAGAGTCGATAGTTCTATCATGTTCATAAATACTCTTTGTTTCTTGTATCTCAGCTTCTGCGTCAAGTTCCTTAATACGTAATTCCGAAAGTTGTGAAGCGTACTTCGCTTTTGCCTCAAGCATTCGTAGCTCTTGCTCGTTTGCTTGTTTTTGTTTGAAGTATCCTAAAACTTCAGGTACGATTGATGTACCAAAACCGATAAGTGTTCCTATAAGTGATATCATTTTTTCTTACTCATCCAAGCAGACATGCCCATATACGCACCGACTACGCTTGCCATGCCCACATAAAATAATCCAAAGAGATCAGATAGAGCTTTAATACGACCGTCTGGAAAGATCGGTAGAAACAAAAGTGCAGTAAACACAATCATTACAATCATAGCCGTCCAAGCCATTCTACGTTGAGAGTCTGTTTTCTCTACGTTAGAGATGGCTTGTATTTCTTCGACAGTCACGCTGCCGTCACCGTCTACATCAAAGCTTTCGTACATATTCAGTGTACCTTCTCTCTCATTTTGTTGTATAAATCCCACAGACTTGTTATCTGTTTATTTGCTACGTCTTGTTCAGCCCTAAGTTGAACAAGTCTTTCCTGTTGATCTTGTGTCCAATCAATATTTTTATCTAATTCTTTTCTAAGAGTGCAAACGTCTTTTTGTAGCTCTGAGATTTGTTCTCTGCTTCTTGTCGCCCACACAATTAAAAAACCGATAAACATTATCTGATGCCAATGTGTAGATAACATATCAAGCATTTATATTTTTCCTCCTTGTTATGTTTCCTGTTCTTTTTCTTTCCTTACTTCACTTGCTGTTCTTTCTAATTCTTTAAATATTTCATCTACTGCGTTGGGGCCAGTTAACTTATGACCTGTTACTGCTAGTCGAAAAGCTATTCTCTTAATATAAGCTCTAGCTTTTGTAGGCTCAAACAGACCTTCTGAAAAAATGTTTGTTAAAAACTTAGCCGACTCTTTATTTGTTAGTAAATCTTTAACGATGTTAGCTCTCGCTACTCTGAAATCTACTACAGCTTTTTCCATACCAATATATGCGGGTGATACAACATGCTTTCCAAAAGTGTTATATACTCGTCCTAAACCTTGTGCAGTGGTGTATTCTTTAGGAGCATTTCTTACTTCAGTTGCTGAAGTAGACATTCCTCTAGTAATAGCACCTGTCTCCATAAGATTGTCGATAAATTCCATATGTTCTTTATCTTTAATTAAAGCATAAACCTCTTTATTTTCATCCCACCAATTTTGAGCAGCAACCATATCGTATTCATGCTCTACGTTAAATTTAAATTTTCTTTGTCTTAAACCTAACCTTTCATCTACCTTTCCAAAACCTCTGCGATTTAACTCCAGCATGATCTCACTGTTTCTTAACCTAAGTTGATTTAAAACTTGATGATATTTAAGACCTCTTTTTTCACCTATCTCACGTAAAGCAGTTGCTAAACCTGTAGAAACTTCTTCCATGTCACCAACAGCACCTCCATAATTTGTAGGTCTTGCTCTGTTGATGTATGGAAACATATGTCTCATAAAATTATCATCTATGAGAATACCTGCATTTTTTACAATTCTGTCATAATCTGCTTGAGACATAAAACCTCTCTCTAAAGAATCTTTTGCATCTGTTAAAATTATTTCAAGAGTTGGCTTACCACTTAAACCACTTGGGCCAGTAGATATAGTTTTAAAAGTTTTTACAAATTCTGAATTTGATAATATAGCGTCTATTTCGTCTTTTAGTTCTGGCACATCGCTAATAATTTTTTCGTATTCTGTAGAGTTTTTTATACTAGAAATAAAATTTTCATAAGTGTCATACTTGAGACTACCTTCTCCTAACGTACGAGTAAGTAATTTTTCTTGAATGTCATTCATTTTTAAGTCTAAAGCATTTAAGTGAACAGAATGTCTTGCAATAACAGGTCGTCCTAATTGAGCAACTGCTGTATCTCTAAATACTTTTTTTCTTACTTCAAAAGAGTTATTAATAAATGTAGAAAGTGTTTCACCAAACTGTTTTCTAGCTTGTATTACTTCTTCTCCGTCTTTAGATAAAACTGCTACCATATTTTCTAAAGTATCAACGTATTTAGATTTATTTGCTTGTCTAATCATAGGAGCAAATTCAGATACTACTTCTTTCATAACCTTATCTAAACTTGTTAAATTTAAGTTTTTATAAGAATCAACCATGTAGTCTGTCATTGAGTACAACAAAACATCTATAGCTTCTGGATTAATGTTTCCGTCTGCATCAGAAAATACTTTTGCAAAATGCCTAGCATTTGATGCTGTATCATCTCCTCCTGTAAAAAACATTTGAAATAATTTTGAGGGAGAAACAGGTTGTCGTCTTTCTTGTCCACCTGTGTTTGCAATTTTAAAAAAAGGACTGCCATCTTCTAGATATGGTCTAAATACATCTGAATAGTGTTTTCTAGCCTTCGCATAATCTTGTACAAAACTTCCTCCAAAAATTCCACTATTATTTTCTAAGGCTGTATCAAATTGATTAATACGTTCTTTTATAATTCTGTATCCATCAAAGTCGTTAGCATTAAACCTTTGTCTTGCCATGTCTCCCATTGCAGATCGCATAGTCATAAGAGTATCTACATTTAATTTTGCAGGTATCTCATATTTAGCTATCATGTTAGACACAACCATATTAGCTAAATCAGAGTAATTTACAGCCTCTCCTGATTGTTCTATCCTTCTAGCGTTTTGCATTACATCATTAAAGATCGCTTTCTTTTCTTCAGCAGTGCCTTGCCCTCCAACAACAGGATTTTGATTAATAAATTTCTGTATTTGAGTTTGAAAAGCTTGATACTGTTCTGGCGTGGTGATAGCTTCTGTTGAAGATAAACCCATTTGTTTTTTGAAGAAATCAGTGCTTGCATCTCGATACAAACGATTCATCGTAGCATTGTCAAATTTTCCAAAATTAAGAAATAGAGAACGAACATTTTTTTCTATGTTATCAAACTCAGCAGGTAAGCCTACCATAAAATCAGAAACGTCTATTTCTAAATCTGCATGGTCTATTTTTAATTTATCAAAAGGTTGTTTAGCTCTATCTTGCAAAGAAGAGAAACCACGTTGAAGAAGATTTATACTTTGTATACCTCTTTCTTTTCTAACTATTTCATTACCTATTCCGTTCATTCCGCTCATTTTCATTAAATCATTTACGTTGTCTTCAATTGCTTTAGTTTGAATGTTTAATGAAGAATTAGCGTATTTTTTTAACTTCTGTAATCTTCCTAAATCGAAGTCTAAATTCTGTTCAGAAATTAACCTATTAATGTCTTTAGAAAGTTCATTTAGAGCATCAGATTGTTTAATGTCTCCTGATTGTGTAAATTCTTTAAAAGCTTCTTTTAGTTTTACAGCTTGATCGCTTAATAATTCTTGATATTTTTCAGTTTCACTAATTAATGAACCTGATACAACTTTGCCAGAAAAAGAAGAAAATTCAACATTTGACATAAGAGCATTTCTCATGGCTTGCAATTTTGAAAAACCAAGAACTTGTTCTGCAAGTAAGGGAAATTTTTCCATAGCTTTCGGAGCTTGAGTATACAAATCATCCAACAAAGTTTGCAATCTAGCTATGTGTTGTATAGCTCTTCTAGAATCTTCAGTATCACTATCTAAAACTATTTTGTGAAATGCAGCACCGTACTTAATATTATTTTTAGTCCATCCGCTTTCTAGTATTGTGCCTAAAACATACCAACCATGAGCGCGTCCTTTATCATCTAAAAGACCTTCACTTATAGCTTTAGTTTTTACTTTTGCAGCTTGAGAAGTGTTACCTTCTTGTTCTAATTTTCTAATTTTCTCTAGAACCTCCTCACCTTGCGTAAAAGAAGAACGTCTTGCAGCATTGATGTCTGTTGTTTCAAGTCCATGAACTCGTAAAAATGTTTTACGTAGTGTATTCATTCCTTTAAAATCAGAATTTTTAAAAGCTTCAATAGATTTTCTAAATTCACCTTTATCACTAGAAGCTAATCTAGTTACAGTATTTAAAAGACCTCTTGAAAAAAGTGTTTGTCCATTTCTAACAGCCCAGTTACCCAAAAGACTTCCTGTAAAAGCAGCGCCCATGTTTGCCATATCGTCTTGAAAAATAGAATCAAAGATACTATACAATGTACCTCCTGCTACTGCTCCTAGAAAATCTCGTCTAGCGTTTTTAGCCATTTCAACAGCTTTTGCTCTAGGAACTCCTCCTAATTCAAATATTTTTGCATGATGTTCAATGCTTGCTCCTTCTGAAAGAGTTCTGTAAAATCTATCAGGTGCGTATGTTTTTCCAAAATCAATGTTCAAAACTTGTCGATTAAAAAAATTGTCTTTAAAATTTTTAGTAATACCTGTTCTAAGAGCGGCACGGGATGCGACATAAACTCTGCCCGAATTTCTAGCAAGCAAAACAGCACCTCTTGTTGCTGCTAAAGAACCTCCAAATAAAGTTAACATTCCAGATATACTAGCAGCTTTTGTAAAAGCATTTTCTCTATCTGCGGGTATCTCGAAAAAACCTCTTACGTTGTCGTAATACCTACTAAAAGCTACATTATCGTCCAAACCTAATGCTTGTTTCGCATTATCTTCTAGGTATCTTGAAATGCTATCAATGTGTCCCTGCATATCTTTTCTACCTTGTAAATAGGTAAGCATAGCTGTTTTATTAGTTGGTAGAAAATTTCGTGATTGTTTTTTTGGGCTAAAATAATTGTTAATCTCATCTCTTATATTAGTATATGTTCTTGTATCAGCTAGAACACTTATACCTCCACGGCCTGACCTAAAAGTTTCTTGACCTAATAGTAATACAAGGTCTCCAAGACCCTCCACTGCTGATATAGCTCCTGCGCGAGTGGTTAAAGTATCTGGTCTAGTTAGTGAACGTTCTGTACCCCCAATCGCAGATATAACAACATCTTTTGCGGCTGAACCTAGTATTTCTAACGTAGAAGGTTGTTGGTTTGCTTTTTTTACGTTGTTATCGTGAAGCTTTTGCGCCAAAGATTTTTGTTTAACAGGTGTTGTTTGTGTGTCTTCTTCTTCTTCTTCAAAAAGGTCTTGGTATGCAAATATTTCTTCAGAAGCCTCTGATGGGTCACGAAAGGAAGGTAAAAATACATTCTCTCCCTTTAGAGTTCGGCGTGATTCTAATAGCGGAAGGTCTGAACGTCTTATATCTTCAATTAAGTCTCCCTCTCGCATCATTCCGGTAGGGTCAGTAGCTCCTCTAAAATCTCCATAGTCTCTAAGTACAGCTTGAAAACTGGGGTCTTTAACAGTTTCTATGCCACTTCCTTGTGGTATTCTTGCTGCCCTTTCATTTATACGTTTTTTGTATGCAGCGTATTGTTCGGGAGTAAACTTCTTTTCAAACAAACGGGGAGTTTTACCACCCTTTGCTATGTTTTCAAATACAAGACCTCGCCTCTCTTCAGTAGGGTCTACACCAGAAAGCTCTTGCATTTCCTGTTCGTACATTTCTTCATCTCTATTTTCACTCATCGTTAGCTTGCCTTATGATATGTGTCAAAAATGTATGTTAAGAAGTCAGGATCGTCCCTAAAAAATTTAAGTATTACTGAATTTTGCGTACTTACATTGTTTCCAAACTGTTCCTCTAAAGTATTGTAATCAATATTCATTCCACTATCTGCGGCATTTTGAAGAAGTACAGAAATAGTGGCTATATTTTGTGCTATGGTATTCATTTTTTCAAAATAAGGCACTTCCTTCAGTAATGCTAAAGACATAGCAGCTTTTGCTGCTCTGTTGTCGTTTGTTTCCACAATTTCCTCTAATATTGTAAAATTGTCAGTAAGCGTACTTAGCGTACCACTAAGGCCTCCGCTACGATTATGTATCGCATTATATATGTCTTCAAAAGCTCTATAGCTGTCAAAATCTTCACTTCTACTAATTTTACGACTATTATTTAAACCTCTAGATAGATTAACCGCAGTTTTATTTAAATTTCTAATACCTGTCTCATCTAAACCTACTGCCGTAAGTTCAGGTATACTTCCCAATTCTTTATCTTGTTCTTTTGCCATTAAAATAATATTTTGTACCTCTTGACTTTGCGCTTGATTTTCAGTTTTTTCTAAATCTATACCAGCATTTTTTACAAACTGTTTTAGATCGGGGTTGTCGCCAAAAAATTTATCTAACCTTCTATCGTAAATCTCTTCTGCATATAAGTTAGGAACTGAACCAAGATTAAATCCTTTTCCAATTGTTTCTAAAAGAAACATATTGCCTAAAGCACGATCTTTTATTTCTTGAGTTGTAAAGTTAAGATATCGAACAGCATTTATAGCAGATTCTTCACTAGAAAAGTTTCCACCCCACAAAGCTTTGTAGATGTTATCAAAGTCTTGGTTAGAAATTGTTCGACCACCTGTCTGTTCTCCTTGAACGTATCCTGCTAATTTATAAGTTAAAGCAGCTTTTTCCCACATTAACGCGGTTCTTCTCAGGTATATGCTTTTTGCTATTTTTTGTTTAGTAACATCTCCTTCTGCTTTTTCCATAGCTTCTTTAAAATCTGTTTCTGCTATATTAAATCCCTTTCTTGTTTTATTTTCAAGGTTTTTAATTCGGGCATCATTATCTGGATTAAGAGAAACTTTATATCCGTATAGTTTTTGAAATTCTTCGCTATTGTTTTCAAATTGTTCATACAAAGAACCTTCTTTTATACTACTTAACAACTCACCTCCAGTATATTGTGCAGCACTTCCGCGAACCACTCTTGTTAATTCTTGTACAAATTTTAACGCGCTTTCAAACCTACCCGAAACTTCACCTGCTGCACCCATAAGAGGACTAACTTTAGAAAAAACATCTGATCCTCCAAACGTTTCAAAATCTTTTTCACTAACTAGTGCAAGCCTACGTATGCGTTTAAGCATCTTTAAAAGTTCATTAACATTTTTTACATTATTTTCCATAGCTACGTAAAATCTTGTAGGTTTATCATCTTTGTCTCGCATTGCAATTCCACCACTCTCTAAAGGAATTGTAGATGAGGCTAAACCAGACCTTGTTATTATGTGTGTAGCTGAGTTTGAAGCTATATAAATAGCAGCTTCTTTATATTCGTTTTTTCGACGGCTAGTTCCTCGTATTTGATTTTCTAAATCTAGTTTTCTAAAAAATAAATCTTGTCTTTCTTCATCTCCCAAAGTGTATCTTTCACTCATTTCTTTTTCTATAGCAGCATGTTCTTGTTTCTGTTCTGGAGTAGCATTCTCAAGTAATGCTTTTGTGTTTCGTTTTTGATTTTCTATAGCCTGTCCTAAAATACTTGCAGGTTGGGGTTTATAAGCGTAAACTGTGGTTGATGTTATTCCGTCTGCTGATTCACCTCTATATACATAACCACGCCCACCTGCTTTGGTTCGTTCTTTTTCAATTTGTTTCATATCTTCATTGGTTATTGCTCCTACTTTTAAAGCAATTTGAGCTAACAACGGATTGCGTAAAAAGAAATCTAAATCTTGAATAGTTCCTTTTCCATCAGTAGAAGATGTTCTTGCATCGTTTAGTCCGTTTGGTCCATGTACGGTTGTTGGGCTTTTTGCTCTAATAAGAACTTTTCTAAGAGACTCTTTTTCTCCTAACTTAGTAGCAAGAAATACAGCAGCATCACTTGCTACGTCTAAATCATCACTTCTTTTTCCTGCTTCACCCGGAGTTAAAATATTCTTTCTGATATTTGAAAAAGCTTGAGTTACATCTGCAAACTCTTGTCGGGTAAACCCTAATCTTTCTGCTTCTGAAGAATATTTTGCAAAAAATCGAGAGAAAAACGATGAAAAATTATTTGCCATTTTAGAATAGTGTGTATCAATTTTATTATCGTTTCCAGACCTAATTGTTCGTCCACTTTTAGAATCAACAACAGGTTTATTTGAAAAAGAGTCCTTACTAACCAGATAGTCTGTAGTGTCAAAACCTAACTGTGCTGCTACTTTCTGCATACTTCCATGCAACATCACTTGATCTCTTTGAGATGCTCTTGCGTTAGCGTCCTTTAATAATTTTTTCTCATTAATACGGTATGATTGGTCTGCTACTCTTATAAATTTATCAAAAGCAATAAGTCCCCTTTTTCTTACGTCAGCATCTTTACTTCCCTGACCAAACATATTATTAAATTCAAAAAGCTTTTGAGTACCCTCATTAGGAACATACACAGTAGTTCCATCATCTCTTTTAATATTATTAGCGTACTGGCTCCAATGACGAGTTCCTGTATTACCTGAAAAAGTCTCCCATTCACTTCTAAAAGCACGACCTGCATCACGATTTTCTTTCTGACGTTCTGCTATGTGTTCAGCTACTTTCATGTCAGCTTCAAACTTAAATTTTCTATCTTCTTTTTCTATTTCAAAAATACGTTTTCTCTGTTCTTCGGCAGCTTTTCTTTGAGCTTCCAGTGCAGCAGCTTTAGCCTGATCCTCCTGCTGCCTCGAAATGTTGTATTGCCTAAACCTTCCTAAATCAAAAGCAGATTGAGAGGTATCTTCTCTATCAGGCAAAGTTGCAGCGGTTAAACCTAAACGTAGTAGCTCACCTGATTTTTCAGGATCAGATAAAGTTTTAGCAACAACCTTAGAAGCAATTTCTCCGATTCGATCTATAAATGCCATCTTATGCTACCTCTCTTGGTTTTGTCATAAAGCCCTCTGGTTCAGGAAACTGTTCTGGTTCTGAAGGAATTTTCATTAGCTCTTCTTCTTCTGGTGTAAATTCAATATTAAATGTATTATCAGGTAACGCTTCGTCTTCTAAATCTCGTAAAGCATCCGTATCTAAATTTTTTCTCACGGGTTTATTTTCAAGTATTACCTTATCTACTCCTTGATTTTTAGCTATTTTAAAAATTTCAATAGTTAAAAAAGGTCTGATTAGTTCTGCAACATCAGGATTAAACATGCCTTGAGAAAAACCCATCATAACTAATGAAGATGCTAATGTTTCACAAGATATTCCTGCTTTTGTAACTTCACCTATTTCACGCTGAGTATTTTTTTGATACAAACCTGCTTTCAGAGTTAGAAATGCTTTCTCAACAGAAGAAGTCTGAGGAGGATTCTCATACGGCATAGAGCCGGGAGTAGCAGTAAGAGACTGCCCCGGTATAGGTTTTCCTATGTGAGGATCATTTTGCAGTTTTTGTGTCAAAGTTTCCATATTACGAAAGTCCTTTTAAATACTTTTTAAATTTTTTAGAATCAGAATTAGATACAACAGAGCGAGGAGAAGCCATAGAGCCTAGTATGCTTGCGCGAACATCAGGAGATGCAGGAGGACTGTTCATCATGCTTGCAATAACTCTTTGTAATCCAGAGTCAGCGATAGATTGTGCTTGAGCATTCGCGTCTGTAGCACCTACGCGACGATAGTCTGGAATACCTTTTACGAAACCTGCTGCTCCCAAGCTTGTTTTTTGAAAATCTAAATCATCATCTTCAAGAATTTTTGTTATGTCTGCTCCTGATGTAGCAGCACTTACACCAACAGATCGTCCTGATGAAGAACCAAAAAGAGCTTGCCCTGCTTTGGCCGCACCTACTTTTGCTAAAGTACTTGCTCCGCTTGTAACTGCTGCTGTAATTGCTTTACCAACTAAACTTGAAAAAGAAACCATTTATAACTCCTTTAAAAATCTCCACCGCCAAAACCGGGATCTTCTATTGTTCCAACAAAAAAATCATCAAAAACGTCTTCAGTAAAATCAAAACTGTCATCGTCAACTGTTCCTATTCCAGATAAAAAGTCAAAACCCTCTTGCGCTGAACCGGGATCAACGTCAACATTACTATCACTACCACCAAGACCTATCGCACCAAGTAAAGCTCCAGCACTAGCTCCTAAAATTGATGTTTTTTTATTGTCAACTGTTACTTCTGTTGTTAGTAAATCTTTTCCAAATGTAATTGCATCTTGTAAAAGACGTTGAGATGCAGCGCCAGCTTGAACTTGTTTTTTAAATTCTATACTTCGATTAAACATATCAGTATTAAACTGATTTTCCATAGCACTTAAAACTATCTGATGATTTCGTTGCGTCTCATTTTCTAAAGAAGTATACAACTGATGAGCTTCATCGCGATATTTCTGCCAAAGTTGGTTTTGAGCTTGTTGCGTCAGGCCAAGCATGATAGCAGCATTAGTCTGATTTGCTCTGTTTTCATTAGCAGTGTTTGCCGTGTTAATCTGCCTACGCCAAGTTACATTTGATTGGTCAATCTGACTACGCATAGCAACATTAAATTGTTCACGTATATTATCCAAATTAGTATTAAACTCCTCTACAGAAGTAGTCTCTTCACTATTGAATTTTTGTATTGATAAATCTCTTGCTGCATTAGCCTGTTCGACTGTAGCACCTAGCTGATCGTAGAACTGATTTACTTGATTTTGAGAGGTAGCATTAAACTGCTGTGCAGCATTTGCAGCAGCTTGGTCTGTAAATAAAGATTGTACTCTTGATTGATATGTCAATACCGCAGCTTGCTGTTCATTTGTAGTATTTTTAAGATTCATATTTAAGAAAGACTGAGCATTTTGCTGTGCAGCTTTCATACGATTATCTAGATTCTGCCTATCCATTGTAGCAATCGTAGCTGCATTTGCAAGAGCAGTTTGCTGTTGATTGTTTAGGTTTTGTAGTTGAAGAGTAGCATTAGCTTGTGCATCTTGGGCTGCAATAGGGATAGTAGATTCGATAAGCCCTTGCGCCAAAGCTGCTGCTGCCATACTAGAGGAACCTAATCCTCGTTGCTGCATAATCTCATTTACTTTACGAACAGTAGGAGAAGCCCACGGAGGAAACTGCCCTGTCTCCATACCTTCTGTAAGTTTTTCAATCTGATATGCTATAGAAGCTTCGTTAGCTAAAGTCTGTGTCTGTGCTTCAGCTAGACTTCCACGTTCCAGCATCTGTTGTTTTGTACGCTCGTCTACAACCTGATTAGGGTCTACTACGTCATTTTCAGTAATGGACCCTGTAGCTGCTGTAGCTGTAGGCATGTTGCTAAAAGTGCGTTCTACGTTCTGTATTTGTGCGGCGTCTTGAGCTTGCACATTTACATCAGGTATTCCAGTAATTAAATTAGGACTAGAAACACGCCTTCGTTGCTCACTTGTGTCTAAAAATTTATCTTGATCTGCAAGAAGCTCATCTGCTTGTACTTGTTGAGCTACAGGATCATACAACATTTCCACATTAGAAGGGTCTGTACGACCTGTCTGAGTGACAACATTAGGAACACCAATAGCTTGCTGACCACGAATAGCTAAAATAGGTGCGTTAACTATATTTGGATCGGGTAAACTTACTATCGGGTCTACCGCTACTTCTTCAGCATCAGTTTGTTCTTCAGACATCTTTACCTATCTTTCTTAATTAAATTTTGAATAGTTTTTGTTTCATATATACGAATAGAAAACCACACAAGAGTTACAAAAGATACAAGAGGAGGAAGCCATCCAGCTAAAAGAGCTAATGTAGAACTTACACCTACAACGTCTCCTACTGTTTTAAGCTCTTCTGTCATGTAGAAGCTCTTGGGTTTTGAGGCCACTCATCGAACTCTGAGGCTTTTTTACCAGCATCTCGCATCTCTTCTGTAAACACTGTCATAGCTTCTAGTCCTGCTACGTCTGTCTTGTCGTCTATGGCAGTTTCTAATGCAGCAGCTTTTGCACGTAAGTCTGTGCGCCACTTAGCAAGGTCTGAGGGCTTGGCAGTACCGTTGTCTTGCTCTCGAATCACAATCCAATCTGTTTGTTCTAGATAACTTTTAAGAGTTTGAGACACAGAGTTTTTCATTGTAGTTTTAATATCATCTACATTCCGAGCAGTTTGAGTTCTTTTTACAACAACTCTGTCAGACTCTACGGCAGGTGCAGCTTCAGATGTTGTATAAAACATATTATTTATACGGCTTCCCTCATACTCATAAGGCACAATACCTAAGTCTTTACGTTCTGCGTTAGTCCACGAAGAGCCAAAAATAGACTTGGGGTATTGAATATCATTAATATACATAGACTTTGGCATATTAATAATCTCTACCAACTGACTGCCCATAATTCTTGCCCACATAGTTTAGTTTCCTTTCTTAAAACAATCTATACTTTTAACAACAGAGTTTGGCCCATAGTGTATTTTAGAAAAATCTTTTAATTCTTGTAAATTATCATAAATATGATTATAACATTCTTCTATTTTAGAAAACTCTAGTAGTTTAGAATTT